CATCTACCGTAAGACTACCTGAGTTATCTGTAACCGCAACGGTTCCAGTAATGCCGACAGAACCTTCAATTGGCAGAGGATTTGTACTTGCGACATCTCCATCACTTGTGCCATCTGCTCCAATAGTTATCTTTACCCGTTGGTACTTTACACCAGCAATATCATCGGTGGCAATAACATCACCACCAGTACCCGTATTTAGCGTTGTGTTATCTGCCATGTGTTATTAAGCTAAAGTTGCAAATCCAGTTGTAAAGTCAATGGTGAAAGTTTCTCCGTTCTGTAAGGTTACGTTTGCACCATAATCATACCATCCAATTAATGGATCAGCTGGAGATGTTGGATCGTCATTATATAATACAACATATCTAAATGTTGCTACCGTGCCGGATGCAGTAAGAACTAAATCATTTGCAGTAAATGATACGGTTCCTGATGTTTGTTCTGCTGTAATTCCGGTAATTACACGACTTGAAAGGTTAGTATAGCTAATCTGAGTTAAATCAGCCAATACGCTATTAGTTGCTACTGGTGCTGATGCTGTTAATGCAACCGTTACGGTGCAAGTGCTGTCACTTGTAAAATTGTGTACACCTTTTGCAAGGTCTTCCACAAATTGATTGAATTTATTAAAAGATGCCATTATTTATTAATGTTTAAAGTCTTCGGGAATAATTTTTCTACTTCTTCAGGACTCATTGGTTTTTGTTGTTCCTCTTCTTTGTCAAAACTTAGTTTTATCAAATCTGTTTCTTTAAATGGTGTTGTCTTAGTTTTAGAGTCCCTCATATAGTTTATCATTAAAACCCATATTTTTCTAATCCTTAACCATTCTAATTCATCATTAAATTTCTTTTCTTTTTCTTGTTGATCATATCTATTTAAGTGCAATGTCAACTCATACCATGAAAGTTCAAAAAACTGATCTACACTTAATTTCAAATGAACAAAGGCAAAGTCAAGATATTGTTCTATTGTCCATTCGACTGATCCCCCTCCTTCTGATTCAGAGGGGTTTGATCGTTTGGGACTAGCATACTTTCAGCGGTTTGTTTATCCATAGATTCAAATCCATAAGTATCAATCCATGCTGCTACTTCATCCTTACTATATTCAGTTTCCTTATATAATCTAGAATAAGCAACAGATGCAGACCAATACCATGTTATTTGTGCATCTATATCATTGCCATCAAGCAGTACAGCCATATCGCTTAGCTTACACTTCATTTCTTTACAAAATAAAGCTGCTTGCATGGTTCCAAATTTAAAACCACGTTCTGCTCCTAAAACATTAATCTTAACTATGCCTTTGTATTGATCCATTATGATTCGTATTTAGCCCAAGTTCCAGTTATTTCAAATGTTCCACTAAATGTTGTTGCAGCATTCAGAGGGCCAGTAAATGAAAGTGTATTCAAATAAGCTTGAGCATAAATTGTTAGCGTTGTTTGATCACCGATACCAATTGAAACTTCTGTCTTATTTTTATGAATATCAACCAAATCCTGCAATCCATAAGTTGAAGAAGGATTAAAAAGTCCTTCAAACTCTACCGTTGCACTATTACCTGATGGAAGAACGGCACGCTGCCCTGAATTATCCTTGCATGTTATGTCTATCGTAGTGTTCGTGCTACTGAAGGTCGCATTGGTTAAACAACCAATCAATTGACCTCCAACATATACTCCTATATTATTTCCGTTTAAAACTGCCATTTTAATTATTGTTTAATTGTTCTAAATTTATTTTCTCTTTTTGTGGAGGATATTCTCCATCGTATTTAACACCATATTTCAATCTTATAAGTTCATTAGCTAGTTGAGAATCAGATTGAATAACGGTTCCAACCGGGTAACTTCTACCGAATGTATTAACCCATTTTTTTATAAGTCTAACTCTATAAGCCATGAACTGAAAAGGTTGATGATTTAGCGTACAAATTATGATCTTTATCAAATGAATCATATTCATTATCAAAAGTTGCCCACCCAAAAGATTCACCATTAATTGTACCAGAGGATTGACTTTCTAATGCAGTTATTACAGCTTCATTTATAGATGTCACTTTATCATAGCTAGTTGCATAACTAACTACTTCAATAGACCATATATAACCGCAATTCTTTGCACTTGTAGTTTTAGATACAATACGGCAAACGCAATATGGGGCCGTTTCTGTTTCAAAGACCACAACCGGATAGACTTTATATTTGGTTGCAGCTTTGTTTTGCCCAATCTCAGATTGCAATCCGGCATTGTTTTCTAAAATATAAGTTATTGCTTTTAACATATTATTTTATCCAAGTTCCTCCTTCTTTTTTTATGGTGCGTTTCATGTACGACATTAATTTTTTCTGAACGGTTTCCACAATGTTTTTTCCAACTTGTTCAGCCGTTTTATCAAATGCTGGTTTTATAAATGGATAAGCCCTAACAAATCCAATTTGTCTTTTACCAGTTTTTTTAGAAGAAACAAGTCTATGTCCATATTCAACTAAATGTCCATGATTACCATAATAAACACCCTTCTTTCTTCTTGGCCCTACATGAACCATACCTATTTCAGTAGACTTTCTTTGAGATAGCCTTAAACCACCAATTGATTGTTCTAATCTTCCAGTATTTTCAACTTTATCACGATTAGCAACAATATTTTTTGCAGATTCAATTAAAGGTCTTGCTGCATCTAAATGTGCAGCACCCATAATTCTATGGTTTATTTGTTTTGGCAGACCTCTTAAAATATCATCTACCTCTTTAATTCCAGTAACTGATATTCTACCGCTCATGTGAAATAGATTTCGTCAAGTAAATTACTTGTTATTTTAAGCCACCTATTTCTTCCTTCATTGGTCTGAAGAATATTTAAGATTTCATAAACTTGTGTATTCCAAACAATCCTCATAGTTCTATTAATATCATTACGATACCTAATAGTCCATTCAGTATTTTGAAAGTAAGTTAGTCTATCATTTATAACCGTTGTATTTCCTGATACATCATATTTTTTTGCATTAACTTGAGAGTATTCAGGTATTAATTCCCAATCAGTTATTTTATCTTCATTACTTTCTCCATCAACAATAACCGGACGAATAAAATAAATTTCGTGATCAAGATGACCAATAAGATTTTTATGTCCCAACATAAGCTAATGATATTATCTTATTTTTTTCAGAATCACTTAATTTGGCAAACAATAAATTGATGTCATATTCTTCACCAATAAAATAATTAAATTTCCATAGGTTTTCCTGACTTTTAATATCAATTAAACCCGGAACATCCATAGGAGGTATTTTATTAAACTTATATCCTTTTGTTCCAATCCTCATTGTGCTATTATTATCTAATCCACGCTGAAGATTATCATCCCAAATATTCCAGCCCATATCTTCAAGCATCTTTCTGCTCATACACCTACCAGCACCATAAGTGCTTTTATTAAATGTATGTCTACGGCATGAAAGATTTTCGCTTTCTATATAAGCAGCATCTGAAATTCCAAAAAAATCAAATTTGTTAAAATACGGAAAGTAACAATCTAATAAATCATTGGTGATCAGGTCATCAGAACCTATCTCAATCAAATAGTCAAATTTAAAATTACTAGCCTCTTTAAGCCCCTTATTTTTCTTTTTGCCTAATGGGTAATTATCTGCCATAAACCACTTTACATTGTATTTATTGCAAAGAGGTATCATTTCAGGTTCTGATATTACAGCTAATGCCTCTATGTTATAAAGTGGGTGCTTACGCATCCGATCAATACCCATAAAGCATAGTTCTGTAATTTCAGGTCTACGCCAAACGGCTAAATAAACAAGAAGATTAATCGGGGTATCCAGCATTCCAACTAACCTTTATGGTATCCAGTAATGCTTGACTATTCCAAGAAATAGTATTCCAATTCATCATATTAATGCTACCAGCTACTTCATCCTGTCTGTTTTCAAACATAGATGCTACTTGCAGTAACATAGCTTGTTTGATTTGTTCAGGTAAAGGCTCATTCACATTAGCATCGTAACCAGCAGTATATTCAATATTGACTGCTTGAGGATATTTCCTTACATCAGTAGGCCATGTATCAACTTCGCCATCAAGCCCCAAAGCAAAAAGACGGCACATTCCACTATGGGAATCAACCGCAAAATCTGTGCCCTCAACCAATGTCGTAGTTGTTCCATCATCATTTAGATAAGTAAATGAATTGATAGTTTGAACTGGCCCATAAGGAACCTTAATAGGTTCACCATTTAATGGGAAAGTATCCAATTTGATTCTTCTTTCTTGGGTAATAAACGACAGACCAGCGTATTTCTCACACATAATCCTTGATGATTTAATCAACGATGTAATGTATGCGTCTTTAGCTGTCCCCTGATACTCAATATGTATTTTGGCCTCATTAAGACTAATGGGCTCTTTGTCCGGCTGATCTATTACCCTTGAATAAGTAATCATTTTTTAAGCTGAATCAAATCTGATTTGAATTTTTTCAATTCTTCTGCTGTAACTTCAAGTGCCACACCCTTATGGGCAATGACATCTTTTTTTAATAGAAAGGTTCTTTTAGGAATTGCTTTTGGCATATAGGGTTAATTAAGAGGGCTAGATTTCTCCAGCCCTCTATTGTTTAGGAATTAGGTAAGAGCAGGCAGATCAGTAGCATCCCAATCTTTGCAGATAGAGAACTCTTTAGGCTGCTCAATCTCAACATCCATGAATGCGTTTACAACAAAACGCTTAGTTCCGGCAAGAGCCTGAGTATAAGGATCGAACAGAATGTCCAAACCACCCCAAGTTCCAAGAACTGCACCCTGCCAGTAGTCAGAGTAGATAATTCCGCAAAGGTCAGTCTGACCACCTTCGCTGAAATCAGATGGAACAACTTCAGATGTGAATAAAGGACGGCCAATTAAACGACCACCAAAATCATAAATGAAATTACCTTCTACACCGTTAGTTTGTTTAGGAGTATTTGCAAGAGCAAACTCACCTGATGCGTTAGTAACGAAACCAGCAGCACCAAGACGGCTATTTGCAGCCTTAACATCACGGATCATGCTGATAAGAGCAGCATAAGTCATGTTATTTTGTGAGCCTGAACCAAGTGAAAGAACGTTTACACCTGAATAGTTAAGAATACCAACAGGCTCATTAGAACCACCACCAACAAGAACTGCATCATCAACGGTCAACTCATAACGTCTAGTGATGATATTACGCAGATGTTGCTCAAGAACAAAAGATGACTGAAGCATCATTTGTGAGGTAACATCTACATACATACCAGTACGCTTTGGTTGAATTTTGATGTTATCGTATGCTGGCACAGACTCATCTACGTTAGATGTTTCAGTTTCCCAAGAGAAACCAACATCAGTAGTGTGGCGAGGCCATTGTACATCACCACGAAGACCAGTCATTACGGTGATACCAAGTTGTGATACAACTGGATTAGGATTCAATACAGGGATAAGCCCCATCAAATCAGTTGCAACTACATCAGCACCTTCTGTTCCAACATTGATAGCAGCCTTCTGCTTACCAATTTTGATAAACTTAGATGGGATAGCAATGTTACCTGATACGCTAACACCACTTTCTTTTGCTTCACGAACTGCTTCCTGATACATCTCAGCTTCCATACCTTCGTTGTGGAAGCGATCTTTTTTCTCAGCAATACCCTGAATTTGTTTTGCCAAAGAGTAAGATTTTGCAATCTTATTCAATTCACGAACTTCAGAAGCATTGTCCTGAACTGCTCCAACAGCGGAAACAGAAGCTGCTTGACGCTTAACGATTTCAGCAGCACGCTTTTCAGCACGCTCTAAAACTTCAATATCAGAATCAAGTCCAGTAATTTGTTTGTCAAGACCTTCGAGAGTTTTTACCTCTTCGGCTGACAGGCTTTTTTCCTTAGCCTTATTTGCGATTGCAGCGTATGCATCTTCCAATGCCACACGCTCCTCACGCTTTGCTTTCAGATTATCCATTTTTGTTTTTAATTTGGTTTAAACGATTTAAATATAATTGAGCATTAGGGTCTGGTTGATTCAGGTCTTTCTCAATCTTTTCTACATCAACGGCAATGTCTTTGCCCTCAATCAGATCAAGAATTTCCTGTACTTTCATTGCCTTTAATTCCGTAAATGGAACATCAGGCAGCATCATTGAAACGGCACGAATCGCATCATTAGCACGATCAATAGAAAGCTTAATAGCCTCCTGATTCATTGGAATGTTTACTACTGACCACTCAAGTAATTCCTGACCATCGTAGTAATAAACACCCTTCTCCGTTTTTCCATTGCCGGTAGGCAGTATACCCACACTAGCAGCATTGAGTGAACCAAAGACAAGTTTTTTTAAAATCTTGTCAGCAATTGGGTTGATTTCAGCAGGCTCAAATTCAGCCTCTGCTACAATAACTTTTTTGCCGTTGAATGAATCAACACTTACTTCACTTTTTCCAATCACCATATCCGGATTAGGATCGGTGAAATACGAACCATGTACTGCGTGCTGATAGCCAACAATAGGGTTCATTTTATAGTTATCAAATGACCAATTTTCCATATTGATCACTTCTTTTCCACGATCTTTTGCCCCAGTAGAGATGATGAATTTCATCTTACGGCTTTCAAGAACCGTATTTGGGTCAAAGGATTTGGAAAGGATAGATGCTTGAATATCCTTTTTAATCATTTTGTAAAGTGGTATTTAGCGTTAGTTTTTCTTGTAAACTTCTTGTAGGCTTTTTCGATTTCATCTTCACTTTCTTCGCCTACCTCTTCTTCCATTGGTTCTTCTTGGTAATTCTCTTTAGGGGTTACCTTAGATTCATAGAACTCACGCAACTGATCAACAGGAACGTTTGCTCCTTGAACGGTGTATATTTCACCACCATCATAAGGATTCATATCCTCACGTTCCCTGATCTCATTTCCGTTCATTCCACCAATATTTCTCATTGCTGTATAGAAAGCTGCCCTTGATTGGGTATCACCACGCAATAAACCATTCATGTTAAATTTAACATAGGTATTACGCTTTTCACGCTCACTAAACAGCTTCATATTACACTCTTGCTCAATCACACGAACTAATGGTAGAATGGTGTGTTTAGCAAAAATCAAATCAGATTGTTCCGCATTTGTGAATGTAGCACGTTCAAAGTCTTGAGCGAAGACAGGAGGTATACGGTAGATGCCGTAAATCTTCCTGTCTGTAAGTTTTTCTTGCTCAATGAATTGTGCATCACCAGGTGACAACATAATAGGCTCAAAAGACCAACGGCCTGACAGAATTGGGGTTCTGCCAGCCATTAGGTCTTCCTTCCACACCTTCTGATTTTCTGCACGTTGTTCTGCTGTCATGTTACCCTCATAGGATAGAATACCTGGAGGTTTCTGTCCAAGGGCCATTGACGAATATTTTTCTGCTTTAATAGCTTTCCCCATCACGTTGGCATTCTGCCGGATCGGGGAAATTCCATTTAATCCATCGGTAGAAAACCAACGGAAATGCAATACATCACGGCTTGGATAAATCATGCCATTGATGTTATAGTAGGCATTGCCATCAACTACATTGATTGATTCGCATTGCCACGGCTGTAAAATGTCAAGACTTCTGACCTCGCCACGACCATTCCTATTTATTCCAATATACGAATTACCCCAAGAGTCAGCATGAATCATTGCCGTTAGGAACATATTGGCAGATGACATATAGCTATTGGGCTGGTGGGCCAGCGGATAATATACAGGATGCTCAGATAGATTTATTTTGCTATCACCATCTTCTCTGTATACGTTTATCGGCAAAGAGGCAATGGTCTGGCTTCTGACATTTATGCAAGTATAGACGGTGGCAAGGCCGTGGGCACGCTGTTCACTAACTGGTTCATCAGCAAAATTATCACTATATCCAATTAGTCTAGCCCACGCTTCAGTCCCTTTCAAGTCGAATTTGCCTGAAATTGACTTTTGGGATGTATTCCAAACGTATTTTTCCCAAATATTTTGAAAAAAAGGCTTACTCAAATTTGCAAATTTATCACAAAAGTATTAGTAACTTTGTAGTAATAAATTAACCAAGTTACAAATGGGCAAGGATTTGCTGACATGGTTTGAGGAAAAATTCCAAGACCAATTAAAAGCATCTGATACTAGAGTAGATGCATTCTACAAGACTATTGATAAGATAGGCTTTGAGCCTTACAATTCCTACAATAGTTTTAATGCTGCACGATCACGGAAATACCGGAAAAGAAAGCCTAAAAAATAATTACCAAGTATCTAAAGTCTGATCATCTGATTCATTGGCTGATACAGATTTAAATTGAGCCAATGCCTGGATACTTGCCGTAATACCAGCATTAATACCGCCTAATTTCTGCACCCTAATATCACCTTCTTTGTTTCTTCCTAACTGAGTATTCATATTTTGCCAAGCCAATACAGGATTATTGAAATGTTCAATCTGTCTTGACATCAACATTTCCTCCCAAGCCCGTGTAGGGGTGCTTTGAGACCTATATCCCTGGCTTATAGGGTTACATTTAATTCCGGCCTTGATAAGTGATTGTACAATATCGTGATTCAATAAAGTCAAATTAAAGGCTATTGAATGCACATTATACAACTCTAGCATTTTCATTATTTGGTTATAGGCAAAGTCATTTTCAACTACGTTTCCTTCACAAATCGCAATCAAGCCATCATTAGCCCATGATTCAAAGTCTACACGGATATTACTGCTACGGATTGCATCATTTGGCATCCAAAATAGCGGTAGAACTGCGTGTATTTCACCCTTAAAATGAGGGAAAAACAACACAAATGCATTCATAGATAGGCCTGAAACTATATCTAATCCACCATAACATTCCATACCTTGTAGGTCTTTTACATTGAATCCGTGGTAATTTTCTTTCCAAACTTCATTTGCAATCCATACTTCAGGGGTTTCACACCACTCATTAAAATTTAAAGTTCTAACATCCACCATCTTACTACCACCCTCATTTTTGGCAGCGTTTAACCTTGATCGCAAAAATTCAGGAAATACACTTACACCTATATTTGGATTGCATTTGGGCCATTTAGTTTCATCAGATATATCATCACCTTTATCCATTTCAAATATGAATGGTAAGTAATTATCATCGGTAGAAACACCCTCTAATATCTCTATTCCTGATCGTCTTAATTGCTGAAAACAAGGGCCATTTTTCTTGAATCCAGCAGTAGTAATACAGAAGATTAATGGCTCTTGTCGTGCAGCCTGACCTGATTCCAGGGCATTTAAAAGGCCATCTGTATCAGCCATTGCATACTCATCAATAACTCCCAAGCTTGGGTTAAAACCGTGTTTACCTCCGGCAGCAGCAGAGGTTGAAGAGGTGGCCTCTTTTGATAAAGGTTTAATGAAACCGTCCCTACTTTTATGAACGATATTCACAATATTCTCCTTGTATTTGAAGAGGTTCACCTCTCCATCCTCAATAAACTCATATAATGCTGGACTTTGCTCAATTAACTTGCCTGATATATTCACGCAAATTTTAGCCTGATCTTCATTATTGGCTCCTACAAATATTTTAGGTGTGGCAATCCTTGCATCTGCAAATAGATGATAGTTATTTAGAACTCCGGCAATTGTTGTTTTACCGTTTTTTTTGGCTACCTGGACATATACTTTTCTTACCCTTCTTAATTTGGTTTCTGTGTAATACCAACCAAATATTTGCTGAAAAATAAATGCCATCCAAGGCTCAATAGACACAGGCAATCCCCTCCATTTGTCTTCCCACAAACAGCAGTATTTCTCCGCAAAATTCACAATCTTATTAGCCTCTACTTCATCAAAATAAATGTCCTTACGATCTAAATCGGCAAGGAATCTTTTAGCTGCTAACTTGATTAAATGGCCCGTTGCATTTTGATTATTTGGATCAAGAACCCATCGGGCATAGGCTTCTGCCCTGCTCATTAAATATCAAATGTTTTCGGCTTTTTGGCTACACCTAATTTAGTACCAAACATCTTAGCCCTGTCAGCCGGATTCATTCCAAATTTAGCTGAATGTTTTAATATATTTTGATACGCATTTTTCATTACCGTAAACTCAGGTCTAATCTGACTATACCCATTGTTCGATCCAGTCTGAAATGAGTACCCTTCACGTTGGCAAAATTCCAAATTGCTAAAGTATAGATCATACTCATTTGCCAGCATTGCTATCTCAATTTCATCAATTTCCAATGTTCCAATTTGGGAAGCATGAGCCTTAATTAACTCAAAATATTGTCTTCCATTTTCTGAAAGCCAATTTGGAAAATCTATTTTTTGCGACATAAACGCTTGCTAAAGTTTTTAGATTGATTTAATCTCTGCAAAAGTATCGAATTTGAGCAAATTTCCAACTTTTGAACCCCCCTCATAGGCTGAATTGAGAAGAAAAAGTGGTCGGGCGGCTGGTCTTGCGTCTTTATGCTAAATTTTTTAGTAACCCTACCTAACGTTCGTTAGCCTAACGATTGTTAGTTTATACTAATTAACGTTTGTTAGTTAATGCGATCCGTTGTTAGTTTATATTAACTAACGTTCGTTAGTCTTGATTATGCAAAGGCCTTTAGTTGGCCTGATCAATTGCCTAGATATGGGCTGTAATTGTTAAAATATTTTGCCTGATATTGTTTTGCGTAGATAAAACATACTATATTTGAGACAACTAAACCGGGGGACAGCGTAACAACTGAACAAAAAACACTATGAAAAATTTACCAAACAATTCATCATTTGATTTTTCAGCACTAGGCACTATGTGCCAATGGGAACGGCAAAAAGCACTGTATTTGATGCAAGTGGCTGAAGAAATAGGAATTGAATACGCTGATTCCTATGGATGCATAGCCGTAAACAATACCAGCGGATATACATATTTGTTGTGCGAGGATTATTCGTTTACCTTATATATGCCGATTAATTGCGGTTTAACACTAGACCACGTTTTTGTAAGTTATACTAATATGGAAAATGGCCAAGAATATGAAGAACGTTTGAGCGTATTTATAGAAATGGCAAGCGATCCGGAACGTAGGCACATTTTCAACGCTTTAGATGCTATCCAGCAATGGACTGAAGAAGTAGAAAGCGGAAACGGTGAAAACTGGATTATTTAATTAACAAGAATTAAACCCAAAACAATGAAACAGACAAGAGTAATTTTTATTTACGAGGGATCAACTAGGGACGTGCTTGCAGTTTTTCCCGATTCAAAAAAGGGCAACTGGTTTGACTGCTTCGCATTCATTGGCGGGCATTCCGTTTGTTCCGTTGACTATTTAACAATGAGCGAAGTTGCAAAGGTTGGCGATATTTTGCCCGTTTACAATTTTTTAACCTCACAAGGCTACAACCTCAAAAGATTAACTAAAAAAGTATTTTAAACTATTAAACCCAAAACCATGAAACAATTAACAGGATTGGAAGGCTTTAAAAATGCTTTCCGCACTCTTTCAAAAAGAGATCGAAAAATTTACAACGATTTGATCAACGAGTTAGATAGATCAGTTAAAAAGGTTCATAAATCATTTAAGATCAAAACCGGCACAAAATCAGACGATGATTTTAAATCAGAATCCAACAGGATAATAAGGTTTAAAAATGCTTTGAAAAATTTACTACAATTTGAAATAAACAATTTCACACCTGAACACAGGGAAAAATTCAAAAAAGAAAATTGGAATTTGAATTTATGGTGCGCATTTGTGGACTATCCCTTTAAAAATTATCAGCTATTTTTTTGCTGTGAATTGTTTTGGATTTGGGAAGATTACAGCCATGAATTTGAATACATTTCCGCAATGATTGCAAAAGGTTATTTAAAACTTAATGAGAACAACTAAAAATAAAACCATGAAAAAGAATAAAAAAAATCATTCAGGCATTATTTTGAATATGCCTGAAAAAGTATTTAAGATCAAAACAAAACAACGTCAAACCATTGGCATTGCTTCCGGTTGTCTTTATGTGAGTTTTGCGGGCTTTGTTTATTACTTTGATAATTCTACAAATGATGTAATAATAGAAAAGTGGAAGGATAAATAAAGGTTGACTGATGAGGACTAAATGTCCGAAACGTGGTGCAATTGTGCCACGTATTAACCAAATCCAAAACAATGAACGACAACGACAAATTTTTTGCGATCCTTTGCCTAAAAATCAGGGCAATCGGACAACTGCCACAAGATCAAAAACAGCGGGCCAAGATTGAACAGATAAAAAAACTAAATCGCCTTTATTCCTCTGTCCTTATTGATGTAAACGAATTTCGGAAAGCTTTAGACCTTGTTTTTGTTCAGTAGTTATTAAGGCCTTCGGGCCTTTTTTTGTTCCCTGTTTAATCCTAATCAATTTAAACCATGTAAACGACTGCAACCATATTGGCCAAATGAATACAGGCAAGGCCAAAAAATAGACTTTTTAGCCTGTAACGTTTCCGCTTATGCTGGTCAGTAAAATTTTTCTGACTACCACAAAATAAGCGTTACCTAACAAGCGTTAGTTTGCTAACAAACGTTAGGTGGCTTACGAACGTTAGGTGGTTATACGTTACAACATCTAAAAACCTCATTTTTAGCGAAATTTCGCACTTTTTAGGTGTTACAACATCGATGTTCAAACATTTATGTCAAAACACCCATTTTTGCAAAAAGTAACACATCAAAAAAAAAAAGATTGGAGACAAAAAAAGAAAAACGACCTGACCGAAAGCATATAATTTTCTAATTTTCTATAAAAAAATTCCTAGTCAATATTATCATAAATTTATTTATTGACAATTTACTGGAAAATCGCTGAGCGTTTTTCTAAAATATTTGTGATAAAAATGCCCTAAAATATTCCCATTAATTTCTAAAGGATTTTGTAGACTTTTTTTCTAGGCTTTTTTCTGAGTAATATTGTCCGCATTTTTCTCCGCATTTTCTGCTGAATTTGCCGGAGTATCAGGGTATTCAAACAGGACATAATACCCATCATTTGGGTCAATGTATACCGAGAATTTTTCAGACAATTCTACCGAAGATTTGTCATCATTTTCAATTTTGACTTTTTCAAAAGTGCCCTTTCTCTTTTCCAGCATTTTTGGAAATCAGTTTGATTTTTTCATTTTATCTTTCATTTCATGCCCTTCACTTGAAGATTTGCGATCGTGATGGTATCGGCACAAAGCTTGTAGGTTATTAGGGTCTAATGCATCACCCCCATCCTTAATTCGATGCTTATGGTCAATGGTATTGGCTGCTACCGTTTTTCCTTCCTTATAACACATAATGCAAATGTTATTAGGAACTAGTTTACCATCTTCTAATGTAGTATAACCTAGCATAAATGACTTTCTTATACTTCTCCATTGCTGGGAATGGTAAAAGGGTTCATACTTACGCTGTTTGTATTCCTGAACCCAAGGTCTTTTAATCTTACTTACTTTCATCTGAGCATATTTTTATGCACATCATACCAAACATTTAATCCTACACAAGCAGATTGAATGTATGACAAATCTCTACCACTCAATACTTTATCTTTAACATCTAAATATCCTTTGTATTGTGCCCAATCATAACATACCTTTTTGCTTTCTTCAAAGCCTAAAGGTTTGTAATGCATACTAAAGCCTTGTTTGGGCCTTTCAGTAAATGACATCTCAAATCCTAGCTTATGTAGTATGGCCTTTAAAAGCGTTTTATTTCCCTTATAACGATGTTTCTTTTCAGGTATACTTAATGCTGCCTCAACTAATCTATGGTCTAGAAATGGGCTTCTTACCTCTAATCCATGGCACATGGATGCAAAGTCTAATGTTCGGTTAATGTCAAACTGAACAAAGGTCAATAATTCTGTTACTCTGCTGCTTGGCTTACCATTATGTTTAAGCCTGTAAGCATTCATTAATCCTTTTGGATAAATTGATCCACGGAACATGTGATGATTTTGCTTGATAGATTCTTGATCATTATCCCCTTGTATTCTATCGTATCCAAAAAATAACTCATCTGCTCCATTGGCAATAATAGCTACCTTTCCATATTGCCTTGCGTGTTTAGCTGTAATCCAAGGTATTGCACCAGCCATAGTAGGTTCACCTGATTTTTCTGAGTAATCAGTAAGGATTTGCCAAATGTGATATTCTTGTGGATCAACAATACGAAGATTGATATTGTATTTACTAGCAACTGCATTGGCATAACCTTCTTCAGGACTACGCAAATGAACAGCTTGAGTATTTTTAAATCTACTTGCAACTAATGTAGAATCAATTCCTCCCGAAAGAAATATATTGATTGGAACATCCGATACCTTAACTGCGTCAATGGCATCATTAACAAATGGTTCTATATCTTTTACTTCAGCTATCGTATCTATGTCATACCATTTTTCAACCTTTAACTTTTTTGATTCCACATTGTAGGTAAGCATTTCACCGGCACATAGCTTCTTTATGCCTTGCAAAAGATGATCAGCACCCATCAAAGCACCTAGCATGAAATAACGATCCAAAGCCTGATGATCAATACTCCACCTTTGTTTTAAATTGTAAAGTGCTGCGGGAGTGGAGGCAAAATAGAATGAATCTTCTGTTTGGTAATAGTACAATGGCTTTTGACCAAAACGGTCTACAACACAAGTGATTGTTTTCTTGTTCTTATCGTATAAACCAAAAGCAAACATTCCATTACTACGATTTAATGCAGTATCAAGACCATATTTCTCTGCAAATGCAAGGAATGTATGAGCATCGTTACCGCCGGTTATATTGCCTAAATCGTCATAGGCATTGATATATCCTCTTAACTCGTTGTAATTGTATATTTCTCCATTATAGGTAAGAACATAATTCCAAGATTGAATAGGCTGTCTACCGTTCTTGGTAAGATCAATAATTGAAAGCCTGGTATGTGCAAATCCTACACTATCCACAAAAAGCATTGCCTGATCATCAGGGCCACGGTGCTTTAATTTTTCAACGGCTGTTGGCAACCATTCTTTTCCGTTTCCAGCATATCCGGCTATTCCACACATACTACACTAATATTTGGATGATACGGATTAAAAGGATTCATCATAGGCCATGATCCTTTATTAGCAGTAACGACTAAACCATTACCTTCTATATCACTAACTAGCAGAATCTTTCTGTTTGATTTTAAAGTATAATTCCAGCCATCATCATCTAACTTTCTGTTTTTATTTGGGGCAAATAATTTCCAATTAATGTCATCTAATAATTTAGCACTATAAATTCTTCCACCACCAATGGGCATTGCAGGCTTATAATCTATCGTGTAGAGTTTTTTGTTACTTTTAACTTTAAACCTTCTTAAGCCTATAAAATGATAGCCTTCCCTTATTTTATTGCAAGCATTAACAACAAAATCCTTACCTAATTCATCATCTGAACCAAGTATTATTACAGGATTAGACTTTATTTGTCTTGCGTAATCAACTCCCTTTTGCCATTTTAGACCTAACGGCTTGTTTTCTGCTTTTACGATATGCAGCAGTTTGTTTTCTATTTTTTGAAAGTGAACTATTTCCTTGTGATCGCTTACCACCAACACTACGTTTGTTAGTGGTTGATTTTGGAATATGTTGTTGATCAAACCAGTTGTCAGTTCTACTCTTTTGTGCGTTGCTATTACTATGGTTGGATTCATATTTACCTAAAAATTCTCCAAATGTCTTAATAATCCAGTAATCACCACCAGCTTTTTTGACATCTTTTTCAACATCCTTCTGATATATACTTTGACGATCTTGACCATATTTTACTTCTATCATTACAAATTTACCATCAATACACGCTATTATATCACCTATCCCTCTCCTAACTTTACTTTTAACCCATCTCCCAAGTTTAGCAATGTATTGACCTTGTGATTGTATCCTAGATGCAAAATGACCTTTGTATTCTAAATACTTGATGATATTATTTGTAATTACATTAGTCTCAGTCATAGATGGAATAAACTTTGAAAGCTTCACAATAATGGTCATAAGGTGCCTGATTTGTATAGTAGGTACTATTAACCTTGATCATATCCTCTGACATATAAGCCCTGTGTGATTGACTATCATATTGCTTACACGCATTTATTTTAGCATCCACATTGCCTTTGCTTAAACTAACAAAATAATTAGGATTAAACGATCCATTCCAAGGGTGCATATAACTCAATATGTTAGTGTATTTAAAAGCCCTTAACGTTTCTTGACCAACTACTGAATGATCCTGATGAATGTCTGCCGGATCGTGTGTAAAAATAATATCAGGTTGAAATGATGACCTATAAACACATAAATCAGAAAGCAATGATTGTCTATAATACGACATTGTTCTAGTGTCGTATGTATTTAGAATGTAATTGTCAACCCCTAATTCTAGCATAGAACGCTGATGTTCTAGCAATAAGGTCATATCATTTACATAACTAAATACATAAACACGAACATCATGCCCTGCTTGAATTAATTTATGAATAGTGCCACCACAGGACAACTCAACATCGTCCGTGTGGGCACCGATAAATAAAATCTTTTTCTTATCAGAAAGGAGCATCATCCTTTTTAATGAATGGCTTAACGCTGAATTTATTAGGATCAGCCTTTTGTGGACTAGCAATTACCACTCTAAATCCATCCTGATTGTTAGGTAATGCTTTCAATGATGCAAGACCTTCTTCTTTAAAGCTGATGACAAAATATTCACCATACTTACCTTCTTTACGCTTGATGTAAACTCCATTGATGTAATCCATAATCGTTTGTTTGTTAATCGTGTTTTTTATATGCTAAATAAATTGTTCCAACTACTAAAAATACAATGTAAACTAATGCAATAATTTCAAGACTAGACATATCTGTTGATTTTATAAAATAACAATACTATAAGTACTAAATAGATTAATGTCATATTTTTTTAGCTGGTATGCCTACCCAAGTCTCGCCATCAGGCACATCTTTAGTTACTACCGCTCCGGCTCCTATCGTGCAATTATTACCAATTTTTACTTTCTGTTTCACAAATGCATTGCATCCAACAAATGTATTATTGCCAACTTCTGCTGATCCTCCAATAACGGCTCCGGCAGATATAAGGCAATTAGAACCTATTTGGGCATTATGACCCACATGAACTAAACTATCAATGGCTGTATACTTACCAATTATTGTTGATCCGGTAGTACCACGATCAATATTGACAGAATTGTGAATTGTCACATAATCCTGAACCACAACATCCCCTAAATGAGGAATGCGTTTGTTATGACCATTCTCATCCTTATCGTATCCAAATCCAGCACCACCTATGGTGCAATTACATCCAAAGGATACCTCATCTCCAATTATGCAATCTATATGAACTTTAGTTCCGGTATTGTATGTATGAAATGTATTGGTCACAGGAAATTCTTCTAAGGCTTCGACAAATGCTTTTTTAGGATCAGATACAGGAAAATTATTGGAGCGAACAATGAGAACATTATCCTCCTTAGAGTACGATATTTCTTTCGGTTTAAGGCCACTATATAGCTGGCGGTAATTGCTCATTGATTATCTCATTAATTTTATCCAATTGCTTTTGCAGTTTGCGTAATTTAGCTTCTTTAGCTTTCGCTTGAAAAGCGTGTTCAGCAGCCAATTTATTATGGTTTTCTAATTCTGTTTTTAATTTAGCTATTTCTTCATTAATGTTCATAAGGCAAATATTTTACTTGACCATTTTGTCTAATTGCTTTCGTAATCTTTCTTCTATTTTCAAATGGTGATACATAAGAAACATGAACCCAATCAGGTTCTAAGTCTGTTCCAAACTCCCAAATAACCTGATCAAAATCTAATCCATTTACAATGCACCAAAAAATCTGTGCATTAGTTCCAACTCCGTAAACATGAGCATCAAGATCACAAGCACAACCCACCATGTGCTGCGATGATGGTGAACCACCTACAAATTCATTAAGTTTTGGTGATCTGTACCCTGATGTTACTGCTAATGGCCCACCTATAAATTCTCTTACCGGATCAAGCACAAATTTAGCTAATGATGTCAAATTAGTAAGAACAGCCAAATTAGGAACATTATGTAATCCTAATGCTCTTAATTTAGCCTGATTTTCAGGGCTAGTGGCAATCAATTCCTGTATTGTAAAATACTTGGATATTTTATCCTTCGGGTTCATTCAAAAATATTTTAACTTTTGATCTGATGGCATCTATACCACCATGTTCTTTAATAGTGCTAACCTTTAAATATAAAGGCACTTGAATCTTTAAATTATCCCTGTCTTTATAAGGCTTTCTGCCCCCACCTTTTCCTTTTGGCATATATTAATTTTTTAAAAAACAGAGCCAGCAAAAAATACCTAACCCATGAAAATCAGGTAGCTGGCCCTGTTCAGTTAACTAAACCCGTGACAAAAGTATTAAATCTATGTTATTCTGCAAATAAAATACCATAAAAAAAATATTAGATAAATATTGACTTATATGTTTTATCTATGTTTATTGCATACATATTTAAAACAAACCCAACTATGGACAATTACATTATGTGGACAATCTCAATTACAGATTTAGCCACAGACGAAACAACCACGGAATCGTATTTTGACAATGCAGAGGCATATTATAGCTTCTTGCATATCTGCAAACGTTTTCATCTTAAATGGCATAACCTTATGATCCGTGAAGATGGACATTTGCAAATTGCCATCGGGCAAGACGATGAATTTTGTGTCAAGTTATCTCAACAACAATTGATTAATGTCGGCTAATATGATTTACATTTATAAATACGCACCTTGGATCGTGTATTTGCTAGGCAAACGACAATTCCAAAAATACATAATTATACAAAAATGGAGTAATGTAATAGGACTACAATCAGCTATATTACTTTACGAAAAAATTCAAACCGATAAACAAATAAGATATGAAAATTAAAATTGTAGAACACAAAGTTGAATCCTGTCCACAAGGTGGAATATGGGATGCTTACATTGATGGTAAAATTGTAGCTTGCAGGGCTTTTGTAAATCAGGAAGACAAATTTAAGTCATTAAAAGAAGTCATTGAAAAGGCCAAAAACAAGATTCAATTAGAAGTAGAAACTTTTGTAAACGAAACACAATTAGATCAAATATGAAGAACCTAGCAGAAATTCAGTCAGCAGTCAAAGCCAAAAAGTCTAACTACAACTCATTTGGCAAATATCATTATCGCAATAAAGAGTCTATTCTTGAGGTAGTTAAGCCATTAGTAAATCCACACGGATGGTTTATTAAAGTAGATGACGATTTGGTAATGATTGGTAACCGCTACTACATTAAATCAACTGCCACTTTAAGTAACGGGAAAGAAACATATACCGCTTGTGGGTGGGCAAGGGAGGCAGAGGTAAAAAAAGGAATGGATGACTCACAGATTACAGGAAGTGCCTCATCCTATGCCGGAAAAATGGCCTTACAGAATCTTTTAGCACTTGACGATGGTGGCCTTGATCCGGATGGAACAAACGATCACGGGGTAACCGAAAAACCTAATAACGATGTTCTTGTGTCAGCCATCAAAGCCTGTGATACTGAGGAAAAATTATACGCATTGTATTCCGCAAACAAAAAGGCTGTGGAAGAATCTACTGATCTTAGAAAATTATTTACCCAACAAAAGCTTAGTTTTAAATGAAAAATGTATATAAATCATTAGCAATTGCTGTGGCCTTATTTGTAATCATTATTGTTGCATCAGAAATTTATAGAGATTTTTTAACTGATAAGCATACGATTGGATTGACAATTTTATTGGTCATTAACTTTTTGTTTATAACGTATTATGTAATAATTCAAACTATTAAATCCTTAAACGATGAGTGATATATGGAAACAAGATCGGGCCGGAAAATGGACGGCAAGTGAGATATGGAAACTATTTGTTGAGCCTAGGAACAAGGCAGACAAAGATGCCGGTAAATGGAGTGAAACTGCTGATGCGTATATAACAGAGAAAGCTGTTGAACGATTGACTGGTGAAAGACAGCAATATACCAATAAGGCCATGGTGCATGGAATAATGAACGAAACCGATGCTTTGCAATATTGGAGTGAGGTAACAAAGCAAAATTGGACTTATACTAATCGTCAGTTTTTTGCTATTGATGATATTTCAGGTGCTAGTCCTGATGCTGTACTATATGATGGTATAGATGTGGTGGCAGTTTGTGATGTCAAATGCCCTCAGTTTATGACATTCTTTAGTCAGCGTAAAGCAATGATTGAAGATGAACCTATTGAAAGGCAATACTTTTATCAATTGCAAATGCAGATGATGTCTTGTAAGGCTCCTAAAGGATTTCTTGTATATTATTTAGCCAAAGAATTTGCTAATACATTCACAGGAGAAGTTGAGCATAGGTTTGATCTCCCGTTAGAACAAAGGATATTTTTTAGACAAGTTGATGCTGATCAGGCTGTGCAAGATGAGATGAGAAAGAAAATACATAAGGCAGAGGCAAGATGTCAGGAAATTATATCCATGTTAAAAAATGAGTTACTTTGATAATGAAAAATTTGAAGATGTGTGCAAGATGGTCTGCTCAAATCTTACCCTTAAAGAATTGGCTGCATACTATAATTGTAATGAATCTACCTTGCATAGTTATATTTATCAGCATTCTAGGCAGCTTGGTGTCAATGGTCGTTGGGGATTAGTTTTATATGCATTAAAAAATGGCATTGTAAAACCTGAACAGATATGGCTAAAATAAGGAATTACGATTATTTGCAAGAGTTGCATTATCTAAAAGATGATCGTTGGGCAAGCGGTGAACTTTGTTATTGGAGAAATAGTGATCTATATTCGCCAAAAGAAAAAGCTAAATTAGAATTAAGATTGAAAAAAATGCTTGGAAAAAATGGATCATATAGATCGAATGCTGGATCGGATTCTTGAACTGCAAAAAGAGAATCAACGCTTGCGTGCTGTAATGGCTAATCTTCGGCTTAGTGCATTAATGCGTGAAGAAATAATTGATTATTTACAAGAAAAACTAAATGAAAACGATAGACAGAGTATTGAAACTACTCAACGAAGAACCAAGATTCAGAGATGATGATGAATTGCTTATTGCTACAATATGGTGGCAAGAGTGTGATAAGGAAATGACAGCATTTGGATTTTTAATGAACTATTCTAAAGGAATGTATACATCTGCTGAAAGTATTCGTAGATGTAGACAAAAATTACAACAGGAATTTCCGGGTTTAAGAGGGAAAACATGGATGGAAAGACATAAAGTTGATTACAAAGAAATTTTTACCAATTAATTATGAAAGCAAAACAATACGTTATTGGGATTTTAATTTGGGGAATTATTAGTTCTACCGTTACATTCATTTTGTGCTGTTTATCGGCAGACCTGATTAATTTTTACATAATCGGAATGGCTACTTGGAGATTCTACGTTATGTTGTTATTAAGTAATATGATGCTAACAGCTTTGCTTATAAAATTAAACGACTAATGGAAGAAAAAGTGTTTGGTGCATTTGTGGTAATTCCGTCTAGTCTATTGACAGATATGAAAGTTAGTGCCCCAGCTAAATTGACTTTTGGAGTTATAAGCAATCTTAGCAATCAAAAAGGATACTGCTTTGCTACAAACTTGTATATAGGCAATATGTTAAATCTACATGAAAACACCATATCTAAGCATATCCATGAATTGATTGCAAGTGGTTATTTGCTACGTTATGATGAAATTTTGGACAATCAAACTACCCAAAGAAGATTGACATTGAGCGATCCTGTAAAGGATCAACTGGGTCAACGAAAACAGGGAGGGGGGTCAACGGAAACGTTAAGGGGGGGTCAACGAAAACAGGGAGGGGGGGTCAACGAAAACGTTAACCATAATAATATAAGTTTAATAACAAAAGATAATATATATACCTCTGAGGTAAAAGAAATTGAAATTTTGGGTAACAATTCTGATCTTTTTATCACTATCCAACCAAAGGTTATTGGTAAGACCATATACCGCATACAGGGTGAAGATGGTTTGGAACAATTATTTCAAATGAATAAGTCAATAATTGCTAGGCCACAATTTGTTAGAAAGTTTCTTTTGGAAAATCTAGGCAAGCCATTCAATGATTTTATGCATATCTACAATGCATACAACCTATACGTTTCAAAACAATACAAATGAACCATTATTTAGACCTACCATCTTGGGCGAACAAGGCTGGCAAACTTAAAAGCTTATTAGAGGCCCAAAAGAGGCTCGTAGAACGATTATCTTATCAAAAGGTGAATGAAGATACCATTTACCTTTTAATTGCCTCTGCGGAGATTTATGAGGTCGCTAATGACCTAATAGATTTTACTCATCATACCCTTACTGAAATCAGATACGATGAGGCTATTGATAAAGGTCAATTGAGGGCCAAATTAGAATTACAAAGTGAGATGCTAACCTTTTACATGAATGAATTTTGCCGAAAAGATTAAGAAACAGCTTAAAATAGAAGATTTTCAGGCTGGTAAGGACTATTTTGAAGACCCAAAGGATTACGAAAATGAAATATTAACCGGAGTCAAATGGGAAATAACCAAATATGGTCACAAAAGACTTGATCAGCATTGTCCGTACAAACAGGGACAACTAACGACAATAGTGGGCAATAGTAACGTAGGAAAGACAACACTAATAACTTATCTATTAAGCAGATTAATAAGAGACAAAAAGATTATAATCTATTCTGCTGAAAACAAAGTAAGCCAGCTTGCTAGACTTTTAATTCAGTTTACATTCCAAAGCCACGATTATGCTAAACACTTTGACTTTATCCGGCAGCAATGCATATTTATAAAACACGTTAAGCAGTATACTTACAAAGACATACTTGAACAAGTAGCAATTGCACAAGACTTTGGCTTTAATCCTGATATAGTTTTTATTGATCCTTATAATTCTCTTAAAAAGGATCGTAAAATGAATAGCCACGAATATGACTATGAGGCTATTGAAGACTTTAGAATATTTTGTAAGAATACAGGGATAAGCATATTTTTAAACTGCCATACCGTAACTGAAACTCAAAGATTAAAGCCTGATAAGATGGGTGAGGTTCCTAGGCCAATGGCATCAGATACAGAGGGTGGTGGCAAGTTTATAAACAAATCAGATGATGTAATGTGTATACATCGTAATTTATATCACATGGATACACAAGAAAGATTTGTTAGTCATCTTTACATAGATAAAGTTAGGAATACAGAGGGTGGTGGTTTCCCAACTCCTTACTTGGAACCTATTAGATTTACATTCCGAAAGGATTGGACAGGATTTGATACAGCAGAAGACACTATTGAAAAATATTACCCTAGTGTAAAGGTACTGCCATATAAAGATGATTTGCCTTTTTAACTACTGCTGCTTCTTATATCCATTATCCCAAAGAAACTGAGATAAATCCTTACCGTGTCGTAGGATTGCTGTTTCATCAAGATCAGGAAACATGATGTGCAGTTTTTCGTGTATTAAAACCTCCAAATGTTTTTTAGCATACTTTGGATGACGTAGATTTTCCCAAAGGTGAATTTTATTTTCGTTTACATAAGCATAACCCCATACGGTGCGTAGCTTACGATATTCCACCTTTGTTTTTTTCATATTACAATCATTTGCACATCTACCTTGCCATTATTGTTTTGTAATACACACCATCCATTATCCCATCCACTATAAGGAGCATATCCAGCACCTTTGCGACACATTGCCGGAGTTACCCAAGATTCGCCAAATTTACCATCTTTACTCTTACGGCTGATTGAATGATCGTTCCGGTGGCTGTGAGATGCTAAAATTTTTACATCATAACGGCCCTTAAAAGTTTGCCATTTATCTAATAAGCTTACTGATGGAAATTTACCACCACCAAAACCACCAAATTCGTGACCATGAACAATATCTAAATCACCGTATTGAATGTATTTGAGATTATGTATAAAATGAACACCAAGTTCACCACAACGTAGTAATTCCTGAACCTGTATTCCACGCAAACGAAATATTTCCCTAGCATTATTTAACAAGTACCTTTCGAGCCAGTAGTCATGGTTCCCAGCCTTAAAATAAACGTGATTAAATTCTGATTTAAGTGCCTTCAGTATTGTGTGACATATCTCTAATTCCTTTTCATACTCAACAGCATTATGACTTTTAAGATGTCTTGTAAGTTGTTCAGAATCTAATAAATCACCATTGATTAATAAGGCAGTTTTATCCTTCGTATTGTTTAGAAAAGCCTTGTAAGTATTTACATCTAAATGTATAGAATGTAAATCGGCAATAACATTCAAAACCTTTATAGAGTCAGGAATTACAAAAGGATCATCCCAAGGTCTTAACTCTGTATTTAAATTTTCTTTAGCCCAACTTTCAAAACCATTGTAAAAAAACTTTGTCAATTCAGGATTACTAATATCTTTTCGAAGATGATTTCCTAATGATCCTGTTACATATCTAACTAAAGTCCTTGCATCTTCAACAGATTTAAATTTATCAGGATATTTCTCAAATACTGCCTTTGCTATGGCTATTTTGGATTTAAGCTTACTTTTAGTAATAAAATCCCTGATTAATTGGGTTTTATTCATTCCTGAACGACAGCTTCAGTTATTACAGAAACATAATCACCAGTAATTGTTACCCCAAGCTTTTGTGCCACAAAATCCCAAGCTTGTTCATTCTGTGTCCAATTTTGATAATCATCACCAGTCATTGTCAAATTACCTTCAGCAATAGCCTCTTTGTTATTTGTCATAAGGGTGAAATAAAACTGGGCTGCATCTTTGATATTGTCAGCAATAACAAAGGCATTTAAAATGGTAGCATCTTTTGTGCCACCTGGCTTCCAAATAGAGATAGGTTGAATTGTTTTCATATTGCAAATTTAGTTTAAATTACGACTAAAGCACCAGCACTAACCCGTGCAGTTATGCCCACAAATAGTGTGCAGGCATCAAAGGTTACGGTAAAAGCAGTAACCCCTTCTTCATAGGCAGTTCCTGATGTAGGACATGATGATGTGGTTCCTGAAGAACCATAGAAAGATGATGCTACACCAGTTGAGGCATTTCTTACGCTAAATTCTACGGTGTCTCCATCATTGACCGTAATAGCAGTACCACGTTGGGCACAAGTAGTTGCCGTGGCTCCAATATTTGTGGCTAATGCAGTCCATCCTCCGCTATTGATATTGTAGTATAGAGACCAGTTTTGTGTAGAAAGATTAGCTTCTAACCTTGCAAAAATGTTTCTATTTTTTGCCTGCAAAGCATTATGGTCATAACCATACCATTCGCTAACCCTTGCCGGATTTGCAGAGTCCGGCTTTTTGCATGAGTATACATTTATTGTTGCGTAGGTTCCATCTTCTGCCTCATTTAGTGCTATTGATGTACCTGATGTTCTACCAAGTTCTAAATTGATGTCATTCAACGACAATGGCCCTGATAATGGTAATGTCATTTCTTCAATTCGTTAATTTGATTTTGTAAATCCTTAATAGCTTCAATCAACAAAGGCACAAGTTTTTCATATTGCACGGTTAGGTAATCTTCACCGCTTATTGACTTGTTATATCCGTTGTTATCAAATGGAGCCAACTTAACCGCTTCAGGCAAAACCTCTTGTACATCTTGAGCAAAGACACCGACCAAACTTTCACTTGTGTTATACCCTGCTAATTGATTTGCGAGGTCATTCCAATTATAAGTAAAGCCTTTGAGTTTCTGTACTTTCTCAATAGGGCTTTCAATGTCTTTAATATTTTCTTTTAGTCTTCTATCTGATGAGTAGGCAACAATGTCATTACTTGCATCTATTCTACCATCGGTAGCGTTAGGGTTTACGTTCACTCCTAATGCTCCCGTTGTAACCTTTGCATCTCCGGTTACTTCTAATTTATAACTTGTAGATGTATTGCCAATACATACACTACCTTGAAGAACGGTTTTGGTAATTGATGTATTGCCTAATGTAACGCTATTTGTTCCATTGCCTCTACTTGTTGCACCAATTACAATTTCGTTGTCGTTACCGTTAGACCCTGCCCTTGCATCTGTGCCAATGTAAACTGAATTAGTAGATGTTTGATTTGCGGTTCCGGCAGTTATATATCTACCCGCCTCAAATCCAACTCCGACATTTTGATACCCCGTAGTTATATTATAAAGACTGGCATTACCTAATGCCACGTTGTAATAACAAGTAGTACCTTTTTCAAGCGAATTATTTCCAAATGCACTATTGCCATAACCAGTACTCATTGTTACGGAACTGGATGTTCCAAATGCACTATTACCTGACCCAGTTGTTAATGAGCCAAGAACATTGACACCTTGACCATTGTTGTACGCTCCCTCGGTAATATTTAAAAGGCAGTTCCATCCATAAGATGTATTATATGCACCTTTTGATGTATCTGCTACTGAACCAATAGCAGAATCTCCACCACCACCTATCCAAGTATTGTAACCATCAGAATTTGCTCCATAACGATTTGATATAACTTGTGACTGACCTGATGTATTGACTGATATTTTTCCTGATACTTGTAACCTATTACCGTTGTCACTTGCAGAACCTATGCTAACATTTGACGAATCGTGTACGGTCATTATTGAACTAAATGTTGAACTTTGGTATTTACCAATATTCATCTTCCAACCAGTGCCGTCAGTATCAAAAAAGATATTAGCCCTTTCAGGTGATGAAGATGTGCCTACATTGAAGCCAACAAAACCAGTACCTGAACCAACGGAAAGCTTACCAAATGATGCAGTAGATGAAATACCTAATCTATCATTTGTTTGGTCCCACACAAATGCGGATTCTGATTTGATAGTTTTTGTGCCATCAAAGAAAGCAACCTGATTAGTTGAACCAGTACCCGATACTCTATCGTCTAATGTAATAACACTACCATCATTGGCAAATCCTAATAAACCTTGTGCAGTACCAGTATATGAACTTGTAGATGTGTAACCGTTTATTTTTAGTTTACCGTTATCTAAAAGGCTCATCCTTTCAGTCATTGTAACAGAACTATTTTCTGCTACGGTTTGTGTTGTGCCACTATACCACTTGTGAATACTACCTGAAACGGTATAGGCTCCACGGTCTATATTAACACCAGTTGCACTTAAAAACGCACCTGATGCTGATGTAGATGGTTTAACTGCATAACCCAAAACTGGGCCACCCGTTGAATATTCTGTACCTAAAACCGTTAATGCTCCACTTGTATATTTTCCATTTAATATTTCTGAACCGTTTGTTGAATTAGCTGTTCCGGCAATTATCTTACCATTAACTTTTTCATCACCAGTTATTTGTAGTGTCTCACCGCTATCAGCACCACCACCTATAATTACATCACCGCTATTTGTAATTTTTAATCTTTCCGTTGCTGAACCATTGGCAGTATTAGTATAGAATGAAATTTTTGTAGGTGGATTCTGTCCTGATGTAAATGTACCATCGACATCAACAGACATTGAATTTAGATATGTAAATGCAGAACCGTGATATGGTGCAGAACGCAATGTAAATATTCCATCACCATTCTGAACCGCTGCCGGACTTGCTGATGTACCCCTTGATTTTAGATAATCAAGTACACCCGAAAACTCATTGGCAGTACTTCTTTGATATGTGATTCCGGAACTTCCATCGAATGTAATTTGAGATATTGAACCAGTCCTACCAACCATAAAGTTACCACTCGCATCCATTCTTGCTCTTTCTGCTCCGGCAACTCTAAAATATATTGCACCACTTCCATTCGAGCCATTTAAAGTAAGACCATTAGCATCACTTTGTTCAATAGCAGTAGGACTAATTGTAAAATTACTACCAACTCCTATTTTATCATTTACGGCATCCCAAGTAAAAGCACTTTCAGATGTTATACTATTGGTTCCATTAAAATAACTTACTTGACCTGATGTTCCACTTCCAGTTATTCCGCTAATAGCACTTAACTGCTTCTTTTCCCACAAGTTAGTGCTTGTGTTGTAAGCTAATATATCATTGTTAGATGGACTTTGTGCAGACACGTTGTGCAACTCATCCATCTCATATCCATTCTGACACTTGACAAATATCTCACCTGAAGATGCATTTATTTTGACTGCAAAGCCAACATAAACAAGATGGTTTGGTGCATATTGTTTGGTCTTGGTAAATTGACCAGCAGTATTTGATAAATACAATGCATCACCTTGTGTATAGCTTGATGTGTCTAATCCACGAACAAAACCCTGAACCATTACCCATCCTTCAGCACCAGTAGCAATAGGTTCTGCTACAACACCCAATACTTGTGCTGATGTAGCATCACTCGTATTTACTGCTCTTTTAACACTAACTCGCTGACCACTTGCACCAAAAGCATATACTACCGTTCCTTTGGTTAGCGTAAAGCTTTCAGCATTATGCACCAATGCCACAACCTCTCCACCAAGTGGAACAGTAACATTGCCACCCTTTAATGTCAATACTAAACTACCCTCATCATTATCCCACTTTAATCTACGCTCCGCATCTGCTGCTACAGGAGTTTGTGCAAAGTCTATTGACTCTACAGATAATACATTAGTAGTTTTATTATAAGTAAGTCCGGCATCTCCACCAAATGCACCACCATCATTAAACTGAACTTGCGTATCAGTTCCGGCAGGACTTGCCGATGCTGAACTAATAGTGATAACTTGACCACTTTCAGTTAGTGTAACATTTGCACCTTCTTTTAATAAAGGACTTGTATTGGTGTTTTTTACTGCCATTTAATTAATAATAAATGTTCTTGATGTAGTTATTGTCGGAGTAGCATTATAAATAGAATGATGAAATGTTCCCCATTCATCTAATGATCCACCAGTTGCAGTAACAGCACCATCTGAAGATGTATTGTCTTTTGTATGCAATTCAAAATAGGTTCCATCAGTTAATGTTTCTGATGCTCTATTTGTATATCCGGTTGGAGTGTCTGGATTCCCACCATTAATATTTACTACAAAAGCAGCTAAAATTCTTTCAGTTCCTGATACGGTTACTGCACTCCATGTTACGGTATCATTAGAATCTTTATTTGTAGATTTTGATTCAACGGTAATAAATGCATCACCACGAAAAGAATATACTTGTCCGGCAAATGTGCTTCCTGAATTACTTGGTGTAGTCCTAGATACTACTTCAGTACCAGTTTCAGAACCAGTAGCTAATTTAGTATACAAATAAATAAATCCGTAATTATTAGTTGTTTTAATAAGATTCTGCAATGTCCATGATCCATTAACCGTAATTAAAGATCCATTGCCACCATTCCAAACTAATAAATACAACAAATCATTAGCTGCTAATGTGGGGTATGTAAAACTAAAATTAAGATCAGTATCTTGACCTAAGGTTCCTTTAGATTGATATATAGGTGCTGCCATTTTAAGCTGCGTTTCTCTTAACTCTAATTGATAAAGTAACTCTAGTTACGGTTGTTGCTGAATCTACATTAAACCTTAAAATATCATTTCTTGTTAATGTTGTAGCAGTCCAAGTAGTTATTGATATATCCTGATTTTTTTGTGCTGAAGACAATGTTGGTTTTTCAGTTCCAGTAATTGTATCAGCTATTGTGGGTGGAAAATTAGCGTATGTATCTTTCCAAATATCAATGACAATACTACCTGATGCATTGCCCAAAATATCCCATCCTAATACGGTACAATTATATGGAACAACTAAATCAGCTTTTACTCCAGTAGTTATTGTAGAACCCCCACCGTCAATTATTATTTGAAGATTGTCATAAGCATCATCAAGAAATAATGTTGAATCAGCTATGTCATCAGCAAATTGCCTTATATCAGCTTCTGTTATTTGTCTAGTGGTATTGTCAGCAAATGTTCCACCAGCATTTTGATAAGTTGTCTCAAATGTTCCCTTAGTTAATTGGCTCATATTTATGAATTAAATCCTATTGTAAATCCTTTTGTAAATCCTACTGCTGCATTTTCATTAATGT